TCTTCTAGACCATCAACTTTATCTTGCAAAACTGATATATCTTTGCGTGTCTCCAGTGACAAGCTATTGACCGCTTCGGTTAGTCTAGCCATTTGTTGCTGATTTTCTGTAGCAATCCGATTGTTGGAAGCTAACAGCTCCTTGTTGGTTTCTTGAAATCCAGTTACTAGCTTCTTGATAACCCAAATCATAGCTGAAACTAACAATAAGATGACAAGGATAATAGCTGTTGCTAAAATCCCACCAACTTTATCAATCGTCCAAGTTGCCCTCATAGCTTCATGGATAACATCTTGTCCCACCATAATCTCCTCTCGCTTCCTAAATTTGTAATGTGAAATAATTAATCATCATTGTTCTTCCTCCAATAAGTTTAATTTTATGTTTTTCTGATGTCTTAATCAGATAGCGGATGACAAATCCGAATAATAAAATAAACAAAATAGCTCAATCAAATTTGCTTTGAGCTATTTGTTTGCGTGTTCAATCGGCAAATGTGTGCCTCATTGCTATCCTCTATAATCTTTGAAATAAGCAATGTTATCTCGAATGGCTTTTATCGTTAATTTTTCGAAAGCAGACGCCATAGCTGCGTAGCTAATTGCAACTGGATGCCCGTGTGACATAAGATCGTTTTTAAATTGTGAAGACGCTAAATATGGATCATCACTGTGTTTAATTAGAGGCAATCCAAATTTAGTCGCAATGTTTTTTGTAGCAACAAAAAACGGATCTGTTTCGCCCGTTGACTGTGCAGAGTCAATCAAAATGATTTTAGCATACGGTGCTTTTACTTTAATCGCATTAATGATTTTTGCGTAGTTGCCATAAAATGTATCAGCTCCGCTGTCCATATCTGACTCTGTGCCAATGTAGCCCGTACCAAGCCTGTAAGCATCGTTAATACCAAGACTAATATAGTAAAGATTTTGAGGTTCTGAGCTATTAAGTTTCGACAGTCCCATGTTGTCTGTTAACCAGTTACGTGTAGTAAGTCCACCTTTTGATAAATTGGTACAAGAAACTCCATTTTTCCTTGCTAGAATTTGACCCCACGAAATACTATATTTATCAACTAAGTTGCCGTCGGGATAAATTTCACCAGAGGCGTAACTATCGCCAATAACTCCAATTTTTTCAAAAAGCGCAAGCGATGGTTTGAATGGTTCTACATCAATATTTTGTGACAAGTATTTTTCTGTTACAATTTTTTCCCAAGGCTGCCAGACTGAGCCAATGCCCCAATTAACGCGTATATATGTTCCGTCTCCTGGAGCCACTAATATCTGGAAAGCGCCACCCTTTGTATTGGAATCATAATTTACTGTCATTACTGTATAGCCTCCTGCGGCTATTCCAGTCGGTGTATTAGAGACGCCAACAGAATAAGCGTATGTTATTACTGTGTTAATAGGCAATGTATTTAAATCGTTGTAAGGAGCGACTATATCAGCTGATGTTGATATTTTTTTTAGTCCTTTAATAGAATTATTAATAGCAGGTATTGTAGCAATTGATTTTTCTGTTACAATTTTTTCCCAAGGCTGCCAGACTGAGCCAATGCCCCAATTAACGCGTATATATGTTCCGTCTCCTGGAGCCACTAATATCTGGAAAGCGCCACCCTTTGTATTGGAATCATAATTTACTGTCATTACTGTATAGCCTCCTGCGGCTATTCCAGTCGGTGTATTAGAGACGCCAACAGAATAAGCGTATGTTAATACTGTATTACCTGGTAATGTATTTAAATCGTTATAAGGAGCGACTATATCAGCAGATGTTGTTATTTGTTTTAGCCCTTTGATACTCCGAGCAAATTGATTTCTCACAGCATCACCTGCTGTTGTATAAGTTTTACCAAAAAGATCTATTCTTAAATCAGTCAATTCGCTCGGAATAGTCCCATTCCCAGCATTTGCAATCAGTCCATCTATACGAGATTCTGTGCGTGTGATGTCAGTTGTTGTTTGGCCTATTTTGCCATCCATTGTCTGCAATCGATCTCCGAGTGTCGCTTCTGTCCCTCTCGCCTTAGCGACTTCCATGTTGGCATTGCCTTCTTTGATGTTTTCCAACCATGTCCGTTCAAAAAGCTGTGCAATGATTTCACGAACATCTGACCCCTTTCCTTTGGTGCGGAGCCATTCAGTCAATTCTGAAATTTGATGTAAGACGTTAGGGTCAACATCTTCAAAATCAGTGTAAAATTTGTCACGGTTGATTGCTTCATCTGCCTGTTTTGTCAAGCTATTAAAATCATACGCCACTTGTGTTACCTCCATATGTTTCTTTTAATTTTGCAATAGCTGCTTCTGTTTCAACAATCTTATTATCAAAGCTTTGTTTTTTACTTTCAGCAACCTGTTTTTGTACTGTCAAGCTAGCAATCAAGTCTGCATCTTTTTCAGGGTCTAACTGAGCAATTTTTTCTGTTAAGACCTGAATCTCTTGAGCGAGGCTATCAGAATTTGCTTTATACTGCGAAAGTTCCGTCTGTAAGAGAGATAGTTGATAGTTGTAGGTTGATTGGGCTTCCTGTTTTGCATTTGCTGCTTGCTGGTCAGCCAAAACTTTTTCCATGGATTTTGTAGCCTCCCGTTGTTGTAATTGAAATTTAGATAAGGTCATACTGTCAGCCCCTACTGTCAAATCTACTGATTCTGGTTGAGTGACGTCAATAACTTTCTTGATAATCTGTAATCGTTCCACACCTGAAAGTGGAGCATTATCGATTGGGTGGGTGTTTCCAACTTTGAACTTTTCAAAGGATTGGTCAATCAAATACAACTCAACAACAGACACCGACCACGCTGAAATAGCGATTTTCTGATTAGCCATATACTGTTGCCCTCGTTGAAGTAAGATGCTGGCATCCTTGATTTCTGTCCAGTCCATAGGACGTTGAAGAATCCCAAACTGTTTGACCAATTCAGCATCTTCAATGTAATTCTTGCCGCCATTAACGCTCTTGACCGTGACGCGTTCACGGACAACATATTGACCTGTTTCTTCATCTCGATTGTCTTTGTCTATGTCAGCACCTAAAGGCACCAAGCGGGTGATAAGGTTGCTTAAATCTAGTTCCCTGCGTGCCGTTTCAATGTTTGTGCCTAGCTGAATAGGACTCTCCATTTCTTCACCAACGCTTTGAAGATAGTCCAAGTACATACCATCGTCTTCTAACCTTAAATGAATATAGCCACCCATTCGATCGATAAGGTATGTCTTGATAGTATCAAAGGTTGTATCATAGCCAATATAACGATAAGGAGTGTCAGATTGGTTAAGGACGGTAACACGGCCAACTTTGAACCGTTTGTGAGGTTCGACCTGTGAATTGTGAACATCGATAATTCTCCTGAAATAATCTTCAACTCCATTGTTAGGAACACGTTGAAAAGTTTGAGTTGAGTCTTGGAGATAACCCAAAACAGACTCACAAACAAAATCCTTTGAGAAAAGACCTGATGAATCCATTCCTGCGTCTGGTTTTAGGACACGGCCATAAAATTCAACTTCTTTGTCGTATTTGTTGACAATTTTAACCAAACCCGTGATAGGCTCAATCTTATTATAAAGCGGATGGTCATACATAAGCTCAAATTCAAATGTTCCAATATCAGATAAAGATTGTTCTAAACGTCCAGCTGAAACCTTGTCACCGTCTAATTGGGTTTCGTGCAATAAACTCCCTGTCTTATCTTCATGATTTTTGTAGTAAAGAATTCGATAACCTAAATCAATCATCCCATGACCTCTTTCTGATAATGAAATTGAATAGTTCCTGCGCCTTCAACTCTGACGTCATTCAATCCAGGTTTCAAAGATAAATAATAATCTTGCCTGCTGCCAGCTTCGAAAACGATTGGTTCTTCATTGTTGACTTTGACCGAAAATTGACTGTCTACTGTTATTTTGGGTTTTACGGGAATTGAACCAGCATTAAACAGTTGAAAATTCAAAGAGCCGTTAACAAGGTATTTTGTGTAATTAGCGACATCATCATCGAAGCTAAATGTATCCCAATAGTCATCAAAATAATTAGCATGACCAATCATGTAAGGATAACAATCAAAGGTAATAGTCACTTTAAGCTGATTGAACCGCTCACCGTTTTCTACTTCAACTGACTTACATTTTCCTAACCAATAATAATTGGCATCATGCGTGTCATAGAGTTTGTTTCGTGGATGTACCATAAGCTTTTGCTTGATGTTTCGTTCTACAATCTTGCGTTGACTATATGGTGTGTTAAACAACATGAAAACATACTCAATTTTACGATTTTCAAAGACCCGTGACCCCAATAAAGCAGAAAAATCAAGAACCCCCTGCTTAAATGGAAGGTTCTTGAGAATTTCTTTTTCATCTGGGGTTGGGGCATTACGTTCAATCAAGTATAATTTTTCATTTTTTGAGTTAAACCCCATAAATTGAATATACTCATTGATTTCTAAGCCCATGATGTTCTACTCCTTAACTGTGTATTTTGACCAAGGTTTTGGTCAACCTTTCGACTGATAACTTTGCCGTCAAGATAAGTGTTTCCACTTCGTCTAACTTCATCAATCAATTCATCAAATTTCTTGATTAAGCGCTGTTGACTAGCGGCGTTGTCAATGCTGTGTTGGACACTTTGAGGGGTATTGCTAATGGTTAAATTACCATCCAAAACAGTCGCTACATCTGGCAATGTGAAACTATCTGCCATACCACCTTGAACAAAGTCTGATATTTCACCTGCCATTGGAGCGATTAAGCCTTTAACTTTATCCCAACCTGTGCTGATACCGTTGAAAAGCCCTGCCATAATCGCTTGACCATTATCAACCAAAAGTCGACGGTCGTAAGATACTGGCCCCTTGTGGTCTTTAATCCATTGAGCCATACCAGAAACGCTAGAGGTAATTCGTGACCACCCTGCATTAATTCCTGCCTGTAATCCAGACATTAGAGCTGAACCGTTTGAATAAAGATTCACACCAGCCCCAACATTTCTTAACGAACCGTTAGCTCTATTCACGAAGTTTTGAGTAGATGCCACCATTTGTTGTCCAGCAGACTGCCATGCCGAAACCATTTGGCTCCCACCATTTCTAACACTAGAAACAATCGAAGACATACCATTTTGGATAGTAGACTTCATCTGACTCATAGTGGATTGAGTAATAGTAACCATTTGAGTTCCGGCACTCCTAATAGCAGTAGTCATCTGAATGCCGCCATTCATCACAGCTGAAGCGCTTGCTGTCATACCATTCAAGACAACCATCTTGATTTGGTTCATGCTTGCCTGCATAGCTACTGTCATTTGAGCCCCACCAACAGGAATAGCTGTAGCCATTTGTGAGACCGCGGTTGTTATTGATGCAGTTGCCCCTGCCATTGATGAAGTAATACCAGCTCCTAGAGCAGTTACTTGCCCTAATGCAATTGCTGAAGCTGAACCAAGGCTTGACATAGCTGAACCTGCTGCACTAGCCTGACCGTTAAATGCTGCAAGCCCTGCGCTAGCTGTTGCTGACGCTGGAGCAATAACAATCATCATTGCCGCAAATCGTGTGATAGTTGCACCGATTGCCATTAAGCTACCAACTGAAGATTGAGCGCTTGCAGCAAATGCTGTCATAGAAACACCCGCTACTGTCAACATAGCTGGTAACGTTCCAAGACTAGCCGTTAATAATGATAGTGACGCTGGCAACATTTGAATGGCTGCACTAGCCACTTGAGCAGATATTGCCATGAGTTGCATTCCAACTCCTGCTGCTTGAAGCCCTGCTCCAGCTGTGCCAATCCCTGAAGCTACAATGCCAGCCAAGCCTGCTGCTACTGCTGCTAATGTCGCTGCCATATCTCCTAGAGGCAAAGCTGTTAAGATAGCAATTCCTTGAGCCATTAATTTGACTCCTGCCCCGGCATTCTTAGCTGCGTTACCTATGCTATCAAAGATACCAGCCACCCCATCAAGGACGGTACGAATGGAATTACCAAACCAACTGATAACACTTGATGCACCGCTTAGCACTGACTCAATAGCAGTGCCAAAAGACTCGAAGAGACTACCGATGCTGTCAATAATTGGGCTGATTTGACTGATTAGATTGTTAAAAGCTTCTACAATTTGAGACAAGACAGGCGCCAAGGCTACCACCATTTGAGTCACAGCTGGAATAAACGGTGCCAGAGCCTGCACAATTTGGACAATCGCATTTGCCACCACCGTTGTAATTGTTGTGAACATGGTTGTAATACTTGGAATAAATGGCGCTATAGCTTGGATAATTTGAACAATAGCTTGAGAAATCACTGAGACGACCATAACAAATGTTGTGCTGACAATCTGCACAATCGGATTCAGTGCTGTGACGATTTGAGCCACGCCCCCAGATATTGCCGTAACTAATTGAGCAATTGCTCCACCAACTGCGGTTGCCACCATTGAAAATGCCACGCCAAAAGCAACAACCAAAGGGGAAAGCGTTGTCAAGGCCGAAGCTATTGTTGTCATAACTGGAGCGAGTGTTACCAAAGCAGAAGCAAAGCCTTGAAGAACACCACTAACCAATTGAACAAAGATTCGAGCCAAACCTTGCAAGAATGGAAGAACCATTCCCTGCATAGCACTCAATGCTACTAATGCAGCAGTTACTGCTGCAAGTCCAACTGCAAACGAAGCTATTCCTGCTGGGTTAAGCATAGAAATAGCTCTGGCTATTCCTTGAAATACCGTTGAAATAGCTGTTCCAATTCCTTCAAACGCTGAACCAATCGCTTTCCCTATTCCAGAAAAAGCATTTTTTACAGCTGAACCTGCTGATTTTGCCATATTGGCTAAACCAGTAAACGGGTTAGGGATTTTAGGGAAAGTAGGTTTGAATTTACTGAAAGGATTAGGAATTTTGATATCTTTCAACTTCATAAGCGAGGCAATAAACAACCCAATACCACCAACGAGCGGAGCAAAGGCTCCAATATTGAATTCCCCTAGAGCATTCTTGATATAATCAAGTGCTGGCTGTGCTTTTGCCTTTAATTCGTTGAATTTAGCAACTACTGCACTAACAGCACCGTTAACAATATTGCGGAATTTCTCTGAATTTTTATAAGCATAGACCAAACCAGCAACCAAAGCAGCAATGGCAATTACAGCCAAAGCAAACGGATTAGACATTACGGCTTTCAGGCCATTAAAAGCACCGCCTAAACCTTTAGCGATGTTGTTGACGTTCATCATCGCCGTTCCGACCGTTGTCATAATAGGTCCAATAACAGGCGATAAGCCGATAAATGACCGTGTCCATTGCGCAACAGCGCTATCACTGCCAGCCGCCCAAGATAGTGCATTGTTTGTCATATCTAGCAAGCTAGATGAAACCCCACCTTTTGCGGCCATAGCAGTATTAGTTAACGCTTCCCAGTTGCCGCCTACTTGCTCGATTTTAGAGCCCATGTTTTGTTGCATCTCGTTAGCAGCGTCCGCTAGGAATTTAGCGGCGTCAGCTTGGCTACCAGATACGCTATTCAGTGCGTTAGTAGCCGCTTCCCAACTTTTGGTTGCGTCCCCGGTTTTGTTCATAACGGCATCAAGCAAAGGGTTAATCGCTTGCATACCAGACGTGTCAAACAGATTCTTGAGCGATGCCGTTTTCTCAGCCTGTGACATGTTTTTAGTTTTTTCAGCAACTTCCTCCAAAATTTGCTTAAATGGTTTCATATTTCCAGCCGCGTCCGTAAAGGATAGGCCGAGTCGTTGCATCTCTCCTGCGCTTTTCTCGGACGGAGCAGCCATTTTAAGCATAGCATGGTTAAGGTCTTGTGATGCTTGCGCTGCGCTCATACCTGTGTTTGTAATCAAACCGATAGCCGCTGAAGCATCCGTCATATTGACCCCAAGCAATTTAGACGAACTTGCCACATTCGATAGCCCTTGCTTCATCGTCTCGATGGACGCATTGGAAATGTTAGCGTTTTGCGTTAAGATAGCCGCTGCCTGCTCACTAGAGCCGATAGAGTCGCCCCAAACGTTCATAGCTTGTTGGACAACCCCTGCTGTTGTTGTCAAATCAGCACCTGCCGCAGTTGCTGCCTGCGCAATAGCTGGAAATTGTGTCTTGATTTTATCAAGGTCGGCACCATTTTGCGCCATCTCAATCATGGCTTGTGCCGCCTCGTTAGCAGAGATAGGCAATTCAGCACCCATGCGGTTGGCAACATCAGCCAATTCATTGATATTCTTAGATGTTCCACCAGCAACTACAGCCGCCTTGTTAAGGTTCATCTGGAACTCTCCAAACCCTTTAGCAGCTGAAACCCCCATCGCTGTAACTCCAAGACCGATTCCTGCCATTGCCTTACCAGCAACAGAAACCCCGCTGGATAGCTTGTCCATCGTTGAATTACTTTTGTTTAAAAGCGAGTCAAACATAGATTCAGCTTCTTTTATCCCGCTAGAAAACTGCGTGATATTAGCCTTTAAGACGGCTGTTACATCAAATGCCATCGCCTGCACCTCCTTTCTCTATGTATTCGTTCATCAAGCGGTTAACTTCTGAAATCCTGTCAAGCTTACGTCTTTTCTTATGCGGTGTGAATAGGTTTTGGATTTCCAAATCCCAGTCAAAGAAGTCTCGAAAGTCGCTATAAGCTGACCTAATATTCTTACCTTTACCTTTAGTAGCCTTGGCTGATTGGTTTAGCCAAGCGTTTCTAGCCATTAAATGAATACTGTCGATAGTTTGAATTTCAAAGGCCTTTTGATAGTTCGCAAACTGTTCTAAGGTTGTATTATAGGCTTGCGAATAAGTCAAGCCATGACGTGCAATTAGTAAGGAGATGCAGTCTGAGTAGCTGTATTGGTGTCTACCGCTTGAGGCTGTACTGCCGTCAACGGAGTCTGTGGCGCTTGCGGAGCCTGGTCTCCTTGGATTTTCATTGCGAATGCCAGGATTGGTGATTTTTTTACCTCAGCCATAATGCTTTCAAATACTTGTTCGATTCGCCCTTCAGTAATCAATTGAACTAGATATGCTTCAAGCTCTTCGTTACTTGGTTTTTGTGGAGATTCAGCAGTTGCAGCTTTAATCAAGTCATAAAATGCCAATGGGTCCCCTAGCAATTGCCCTACATTGAATAAAGCCATAGCTCCATAACCTGTTTTCATGCCTTCGAGTTCAGCAGGTTTGCGTTTATTCATTTCAGCTAGAAATCCAAGCCCAAAAGTTAACTCGTAATTTTTTCCGTTGATTGTTAAAATCATGTTTGTACTCCTTAAAATAAAAAAGGCGGCAATTAACCGCCTGAATATTAAAAAAACTGTTTTTAAACTTCAGTCTCTTTTGCTAATGTATGGTAGGCGTAGTTAGCAGCCGCTACTGCTTGTTCTTGCGCTGGAGTTAAGACATCCTTTTTATCAAAGTGCCCTTTTCCGTCAATTGTGTAAGAATACGAAAGCTCTACTTTTCCATCAGCTGAAGCTTTCAGCTCGAATTTAGTGAATTTACCTTGGAAATAATCTACTAGGTATTCTGTTTTTTGCGTTTGTGAATTAATCTTTCCTGAATTAATGTCAACGTTCCAAATTTCAACCGTTTCATTATTCAAATACCAGCTACGCATTTCCTTCCACATTTCAACCGTTGTCCCGTCTGTATCACGGTAAGCTAGAGCAGAGAATTCAATGGTGTTTTCACCATCGGCAATGCTGCTAACAACACCATCAACAGTTGTCTGTGAATCTGTTTCCTTTTCCATGCTGAGGGTTTGCTCAGTCATGAAGCGAATGCGTGAAGCATCGTTTTTTGTTCTATCTTTGAGTAAACGGAAAAACGCTAGTAAGTCTTTTCCACCCATAACTTCAAATGTCATTTATTGTCTCCTTTTTTATTGTAAAAAAATGAAATATCCAGCGCCCTATGAATAAGAGGCTGGACGTCTGTGTTGTCTGGTGCGTCTTGTTGATTGCAAGACTGATAACTGATGGCGTAATCAAAAGCCATACGAGACGATTTTAAAGCATTTAGAATGCTTGAGGTCAATTCATCAAGTTCTGACCTTTGCGTTCGTGTGGCGTAAATATGGACTGTCTGAGTAGAATTGCCGAATAGGTCAAAGTTTGTCTCATCTCTGCCGTCACTTTCACCGATATAAATAAACGGGTACTGCGTACCTGCATCTGGCAGATAATCGAACGTTCTATCAGTCACTTTTAGACTTTCCGCAAATACATGCCGAAAAATAGCGTGGTTAGGTGTCAATCTTCAAAGGCTCCTTTCATTACGTCAGTCATATCCTTCTTGAACTTAGGCTCTACCGTATTCAATGCTGGACGCATGAAAGGTTTCCCAGGTTGAAACCTAGTCCCATACTCCTGATAACCTGAATAAGCAGCTTCAGCATCAATGTGAGCCTCAAGTGCTTCAGGATAAGATGTTTTGATTTGACTTTCCAAGAAACCAGTGTCATGCGGGGCATAGACTTTAGCGAACCTTTGAACCAGCTCAGCGTTGTTCTTCACAACCTTTCCTGATTGCTCCATGACCTTTCGGCTAGAGCCACGGATAGCCATCGCTAAGCGCTCGGTACCGTGCCAATCAATTTTGAAGCCTCCTACCATGCTAACCACCTACTTTCTTTAACCTTACAGCTCCCTTGATAGGCGCATCAATAGCGTCCAAAGGTTCGTACTTACTACCCTCATAGATAGCAGATTGAAAAGGCTCCTGCTCTTGCTGAAATCGGCAAATCATAACTTTCTCATACCGACTGCCATAGGCTTCAAATACCTTGGCTTGAGAAATGAAATTGACCAAGCACGCCACTTCATCAGTTTGACCTTCTACTTGCTCATAACTATCTGTTTCAGGGTTGTATTTCGGAACAGTATCACCACGGACAAGCGTAATGCGGTGTGGTGTTTTCATAGGAACATCACCTTGCCTTTCTGCCGTTGTGAGCCGTCAAGTCCAAAATCTTTGTTAAGGATAGCCATATAGGGCTTAAAGAGGTTGCCCCAATCTTCATAGGTGACAGCATATCCGTCAACCGTTTCAGAGGTGACACCCTCCGAACCTTTGCGACCATATAGCTTATAGACCACGTTTTCAATCATGAAGTTATATTTTGAGCCAATCTCAACTGAACCTGTTAATGTTTTAAAGTAGCTCTCAGCGTCATCCACCAAGTCTGCCAGCAGCTCATTTTCTGCGGTGTCGTCTTGGGCGATACCCAACCGACGTTTGATTTTTGCAAGTTGGGTTTCACTCATGATTATTCCCCTCCAGTTCCTTCAAGCAACGCCAAAAGCTCTGCTTTTCTTGCACTGCTCTTGTAATCAACGCCCAATTCATCAAGCTTAGCCTTGATTTCTTTGGAAGTCAGTTCCGCTTTGTGGTTATCTTCCCCACCATCTACTGCAGCAATGTGCCCATTTTTAACAAGTTCTTCAAGTCGTTCTTTAGGAACTTCTAGGCCTTGGCGTGGATAAATTGCCCCTGCGTAGTAGCAAAAATCATTATCCTGCGTGTCCCGAATAGCTTTAGTCGTTTTATAGGTCATATTTAACCCTCCTAACTAATTAGACTCCTGTTGGTTGAATTGCTGCAAAGGCTTCATCATTTGGAATAGCCACGGCAATTTCAAAGATAGCACGAAGTGCTTGCATATCTTGTTCAAACAAATGTACGTCACCAGAATCCAAAGTACCGTCATTTTGAACTTTAGACAATGTAGCTTGGTCAGCAATTTTAAGGCGGAGGTTAGTTCCGTTTGGAATACCATAGACCAAACCGTTAAAGTTACCAGTAATCAATGTACCTGCTGGATAAACTTGACCATCCTGCAACTGCAATTGAGCATAAGGCAAGCCATCGAGTTCACCAGTAGCATTTGGGTTTGCTGGTTTTTCAAAAATATGTTGACCACCGTTAACGTCGTCACGGATTGAACGAAGTGTGCGGTTGATAGTGCGGTGACCAACAAAAGCATTAGGTTCTTTTTCTGGTGTATCTTCCACGGCATAAATGTTATCAAGCGTGATGTCACCAGAAACAACATTGCTTGCAGCTTTAGCTGAAGCTAGGACGTTAGCACCAAATGGGTTGCCATAGAGACCAAGAAAAGCAGCTCCGTCAATTTTCTTATTGAAGAGGTCAACGATCTTGCCTTTGATTGACTCAAAGTAATCTGTCCAAGTGTAGTTGAGCACTTCTTCAGTTACTGGAAGGATAACCGATAATTTGCGTGATTCTAAAACGTAAGATTTTGCTTGTACTTTTGCAGTACCGATTTTTTGACCTTCACCAACAAAGTAAGCATCAGTCAATTGACCAATTTCAGCACCTTTACGAACCATCTTGCCATCCATCTCCACTTTTTGACCAAGTTGGACTACTTTAGATGATTGGACAAGCGAGTCAGTGAATAGGTCTGTGATGTATTCTGATGTAATTTCTTTTCCGAGTGATTCGGAAAGTAAGACTGTATCTGGATTAAATTTTTGTGCCATGTTAATTCCTTTCGATTTTAAAAGTTAGTAATCTTTGCGCTGGCAAACTTATCTTTTCCACCTTTAGAACGATCATTACCACCGCTTGTAATCGGAGCACTGGATTTTGCTTCTTCACGCTTCTTGATGTTTAGGATACTTGCCATGTTAGTTACTGCCAATTTTGTTGCTTCTTCGTCATCTTTAACGACAAAAGCAAGCGTTGACTCATTAACAGGAACACCTTGCTCTTCGAGTTCTTTGATAGCGATGTCCTGCATTTGTCGTCGGGCAATTTGAGCCTTTAGGGTTGCATTTTCTTCTTGAATGGCTTGGAGAGCTTCTTGTTTTTCCTTTTCTTTCAAGGCTTGCAACTCTTCATCACTCATTTTTGCCTTTGCAACTGCGTCCTCAATCTGCTTCTGTACATCAGTTTTCGCTTGAGCTAGTTCCATCTGATGTTTTTCTTCTGCTAATTTCAAACGACGTTGCATCTCAGCAATTGATACAGTCTTTTCAGTTTCCTGTGGATTGCTAGCTTGTTCCTCAGAAACCTGTTCTCGTTCAACAGCTGGGTTTGTTTGTTCTTCTGTTGCCATATTCGGCTCCTTTCTTTACGCTTTAACGTGCAACCTCCACGAACTCATGCAGCTTTTTATGTCTTCAGCACGGTCTGGACAAAAAATAAAAGCCGTATTGATACAGCTTTGTTTTATTTAGTTTTAGATGTCTTTACCACCATCATCCCAAATACCGTTTGGCGCCTCACGGTCAAGTGTGCTTCCGCCAGCCTTATAGTTCATCTTGATATGTCCATAGGCCGAGCACCTACAATTTGGGTGCATGGGGTACATATTAACACCTTTTTCCACTTCATCAATTGGAATAGCTTTGCCATCCAGTGGGGCACAAATTTTACAAGCCCCAACCTCTGCCACGTATATTAGATGAGTGAAATCATTATCTTTAAGCACGGTCAATTGCGTATCAGAGTTAATTCGTGCAATCTCAGTTTTCAACAATCGTTTAGCATTTTGTTCGCTAGTGCCGTATTTGCTGGATAGGCGCTTCATTTCTTTCTTATAGCCCATCATATCGGTGAAAACACGATTAAGAGAGCCAAAGACATCTCTCTGTAGTGTAGCACGAAGCCCAAGATTGCCCCATACTCTAGCAGAGAAAGTCTGACCGTAGAAATCAGCGTCTAGAATCGCCTGCATGCGCTTTTTAGCTCCACTTGATGAAATACCCAAGATACCTGCTTGACGCTTGTATTCGTTCAAATATTCGTCTATCCGTGCTTTATCAAAGACCTCATTAACCTCAGCGGTCAAATTTTGAATTTCAAGTGTTAATTCAGCCTTCAAAAGTTCCAACCGACTGACTTTCATTTTAAGATTGTAAACTTTGAGCCATTCATTCGTTGCACGGCTAAAATCTTTCTCCCTAACTGCTTTAACTGCCTTATCAGCAAACTTTGTGACATCCATTTCTGAAGCTTTTTTCATAGCTTCCTGTTTGGTTAACCCGTTCCTACCAGCATAGCGCATGTAAAATCCGTCAATCTCTTTTTGCATACGGTCAAACGACTCTTGATAGATTTTAGCCAATATTTTGTCACGATCTAAGTCACGTTTCATCAACTCGGATTGGGCTTTCCGTTCAGCATTATACCGCTGATTATTCGTTATCCGTTTGTCCCTCATTTGCATCACCTAAAATCTGACTGATTTCCATATCGCTTGCACCATTCTCTTTCATAAGACGGCTTTTCTCTTTGCGTGCGTCTGTAAAACTTGCGGATTCCATAAGAGTTTCTTGGGAAACTTCCATTCCTGAGCTGATAGCGGACTGAATTTCTGCCCAAACATCTGTTGGTAGGTTCTCATGGAAAGTGAATGTCAGCAAGTTTGCGTTAACGGCTTCAAATCCTTTGAGGTTTTCGGACAAAGATTGCAAAAGCTTGTATCTGCGTTTTAAAGCTTTGATGAAGAACCCACGTTTGACTGAGGTAACCTGTTGTAAATCCACTAGCTTATATCTAATAGCAATTCCAGATGTCGCCGAGAATGTTGCATCATCTTGCAAGTTGGGGAGTCCAACAATTCGGAAGAAATCTTTGATAAGTCTTGACTTGTAAGCTTCTACACCGCTCACATCGTATTGCTTGTAAATATAGCCAGCTTCAAGGCTTGTTTGCTGACCGTTATGCCCTACACCGCTTTCTAGCACTAACATGTTAGCCTGTTTCATCTGCATAATGTCCGAGGCGTTCATTCCTGTGCTCTCTACATCTCCTTTGATAACCAGCATGGCATCGTTTAAATCGGACATGTAGTTTGCTGTGTCGCTTTCTGCTGCATCATATGCATCAATGATGGGAATACCCTTTTCCCAATCTCCCAAACGATCACGGGTGTTTTGCCATTCAACGACTGGCACCATCTTATAAGGATTAGGTTTTCTGTTGGTTTCTTTCCAGTTATTGTCATAACTTACAATTTCTTTGTCTGTATATACAGTGACAAACATTTTCCCATTATAAATTGGGCAATGGACGGCTGCGATGATTTCTTTTTTAACGTCTGCACTTCTTACAGTGAACATTTCCTTAGCGTCAATCAAAGCAACTGCTGGTTGTTCAAACTCATCAAAGTAATGCAGTTCAAAAGCTCGTCCAAATCTTGAAGCATCATAAACCAACTCACGGTTAAGGGCATCAATGTCGTTGTAAGTATTAAAATCATCAATGCTAGTCAATTCCATATCAGTGTCAGTTGCTCCAATTGAAATCGGCTGACCTACTGTATACCCTGTAAAAAAACGGCTTGCTTGTCCGCCTAAATCGTGCCTGATACGATAATCAGCCTTTTCAGGCTCAAGGCGCTTACGACCATTTAGGATAGTGTAATTATTACCATTAGAATAACTTTCCAAGATATTCAAGCGCTCTACTTGGTCATCTTGAAACTGTCCAACCATTTTCTTTAAGTCTTCCAGCCCTTGCTTTGCGTCTACCAAATCATCAGCTGAACTGGTCATGAAATGGACATTAGCATTATCTGAAAACCTAAGGAAGTCCTCACGCTTTTCAAGGCTTGTTGGTTCCATATCCCGTTCAAATTGGTATGACCTAGGAATGTATTGACCCTCTTGCAGGATATCGTCTGCGTGGTGTGTAGTCTCTGTCATGTCATCTCCTCATTAATCTATTGATTGTCTTGATTTTATTTATCACGTCCTGTTTTGGTTTATGTATGTGATAACGTTCCAAAGCATAACGAATTGCGTCAATGATGTGGTTATTAGCATCTATAGGCTCATTCAACCACTTACCATCTTTATCCTGTTTATAGATATAGGTATCAAATTCTTCAATTGTCTTGATACAAGATGGATGAATATAGATTTTGAATTGCTTCATAAAATCCAAGCCTGCATTGATTGACCCCGCCCCTTTGATTGATGGGACAATTCTCTTGACGCCCTTTGCTCGCAACTCTGCAATCAACCGTTGTTCAGCACTATCAGCTGTAATTAGAGCGTTCTGCATGTCAGCGTTAACAATCATTTGATAAATATCATCAGTTGTCATGGCATGTTCATAGTGTTCAGCATAAACCCACAGCTCTTTGTTATCCAAATCAACTGCCAACCGTGGAAACGTTGTCGGGTCGTGAGTGAAACCAAAGTCAATCCCCGCTGTTGTCTCTCCTACACGTTTGATAGTTGCCATAATGTCAAAGTCTCTGACTTCGTAATTCTCAAAGACAAGCCCTTCAGCAACGCCCCAATCGCCATTGGCAACAACCGCTGCACGTCTGGGGTTTGTTCGCCAAAGGTCTTCATATCTATCAATATCTTGTTGGTCTAGCCATTCATTTACACGGTATGTTGTCGTGTCCGCAAATACATCCTTCTTCCTGCTTTCTTTGTCATAAAAAGCAGACTTTAACCAATGTCTTTCAGACCACGGATTAAAAGTAACTGTAATCTGTTTAAAAAAGTCTGGAGAATCGATTGAACCACGTATAGACTCGACCAATGTCTCAAATTTGTCTTGATTTTCAACTTGATAGGCTTCTTCTAACCAAAGCCACGATAGCAATCCATTATCAACAGTAATTGATGTAATCTTCAATGGGTCATCAAGACCTCTGAATAGAATCTTTTGACCTGTTGCCTTGACTGTAATCTCTGGTAAGCTCTCATTGAATTTGAATAAGTGTGATACTTTCAGCCTGTTTGCCGCCCATTTTAGGTCAGTATAAGTTGATTGCTTATTAGTGTTTGAAAATCTACGGACAACTAAAAGATTAGCCCAACTATATTTAAGGATTGCAACAATGTAATAAAGCGCTGTTGTTTTTGACTTCTTGCTACCACGACCGCCTTTGACAACACGGTAAAAGTTCTTAGACCGCCAAAATCGACCGTACCCCTTACCAACTACCTCTGGTAAATTGACTTTAATCGGGGATGTCTGTTTCATTTGTAAACACCACCATTCCACTTACTTCTGCTTCAACTTTATCGGTAAATAACTTATGATACTTACCAAGTAATTCAAGAGCTTTCAAACTATCCTCGTCTTTAGGAACACGCTCAATTGTTACATCTTCTACAACTTCACCGCTCTGATTGTCTATTTTTTTAAAAATAGTTACTTGTTTTTCTCTGAAAGCAAGCTTTGCAATTTCCTCTAGCACCTCATCACCACGCTTCCACCTCTTCTCTAAAATAGGAATCGTTCGTGTTTTTAAATACGCTGAAATTCCACTATTTTCCAATAGAAACTGATCAGCATTTTTGGCATATTTTCCGCTATAACCAGCCTTGATAGCTGCTTGATACGCATTGCCTTTATTGATGATGTACTCATCTGCAAAGGCTCTTTGTCTTGGATTTAAACCGAATTCATCACGTTTACTCAATTTTCCATCACCCCCTTGCATAACAAAAAGGGCAGACACTTCATAGGTGCCTTGCCCTTATCTTGACAATACTATAATAACACATTGAGAACACCATGCACGCCCAGATTACCCTTGTTTTTGCCATTTATTCCCATTTTTTATCACGACTCCAAAAAAATATCAATTTCTTCCGT